AGTAAGTCCCACGCGGCGGTCGAAGAGGGCCGTGACCTCGCTGATGATCTGGTACATGTCCTGGGTTACGCCAGGAGTCTGGAACACCGAGATCACGTCGTTGACCGACCGGCCCACCGCTTCCGAGATATCAACGCTGTTGAAACCCTTCTCAGACTTCTCCAGAATCTTGGCCTTCAGGTCTGGGTCAGCCGCCTTGGCAACACCGATCAGCGTCTGCGAGGACGTGGCGATCCGGGTGGCGAGGAACGACATCGCCCAGTTGATGAACCGCAACTCCGAAATACCAGGGCGGATCAAGGAGATCGGCCATGAGTAGCCCGGCTTGCCGTGCCACGCCAGGAGCGTGAAGGGCCAGCCGTTTGGTTCAGCCCAGAAGGGGATCGGCCACTGGGCAGCCATGAAGAAGTTCTGCGGCACCCCGTTCTCGCCGGCCTCTTCCTGAAGCAGGGCAGGGGGGAGGTTCAATGGGAACTCCACGCCCTCTGCGACGACGATGTAACAGTTCTGGCCTAACGAATCAAACTTTCCTTGCAGGTCCTTGTCGGCGTCCTTCAGGCGATCTCCAAAGCCGGTCTTGGAGTAAATCTCCCAGTAGCAGATGAGGTCGTTCGTCTTGCCGTTCTTGCGCTTGGTTTCGTAGCCACGCTCACCCTCCTCCGTGCGGGAGGCGTAGGATTCGATGTGCCCCTTCAGGTCCTCGCGAGACAGGCCGAACTTCGCTGCTACTTCATCGATGGGCTGCGTCCGCTTACGGGCGGCCCATCGGATGTCTTCAAACTCATCGGCATCCGGGTCCCAGACGATGTTGTCGATGGAGTCAAAGAACGACCCGGCGAACTTCACCTGCGAACCAGAAGGGGAGTAGAGTTCGTGCCACCACACGCCGGCACCCTTAATGAACGCCTCTTCCACCACCTTGCGAGAGTGGCCTTTGAGGTTCAGCTCGTTGGGGGTGTAGTTCAAATATCCTTCCAGCAACTGGGCGATCACCTTGCGGCGCTCCCACATCATCTGCTGCTGCTGAAGGCCCTGCTCGTACATCTGCATCCCGGGGTCCGGCATCATCACCGGCTGGCCGTCAGGCCCCATCACGGGACCATCGGGGCCCATCTGGGGAACCGGCTGCTGCGGGAAGATGCCCAGGAGAGCCGGGCCGACGATGGGGTACTCCTTCGGGCTGACCGTACGCTGCGGGTTACGGTGATGGATCACCGACGCAAACAGACGCACGGCCTCCCAGACGCGGTTGATGCACAACCGGATCGGCGGGGCATCGATCCCCTTGTTGTAGCCCTTGTCCCCACGCGCGGTGGAGTCCTTCCACATGGTGTCAGGATCGCTGTCATAGAAGCCAAGAGCCTCGGCGGCGTCCTCAGAGAACGGACGTTTGTGCTTTTTTGCAAGCTCCAGCTTTTTCAGCCAAGTGGCCACTATTGGGCGCAGGGGATTCTCGTCGGCCATCTAGGTTCTCCTATGGATCAGTGTCCTAGCGGGCCTTTTTCCCCTCCAGGTCAGCCAGCTTCTTCTCCAGCAAGGCCACCTTTTCCGAGAGAATCGCATCCTTGCCTTTGCGCAGGTCCCAGAAGCCGTATTCCTTCCAGGCCGGGAACTCCGCCACCCCTGGATCGGTGACGTGATGGACGCTTGGACGCTCCACGCCACCGTAGCCCGGGGCGATGACCCAGAGCGTGAGCGTGCGGGACGAGACAGCGGTCACGATGCCCACGTTGGGCTCGGCACCTTCATGGCGGTAGTACTGAACAAAGTCACCCAGGTCAGCCTTCGGCATAGCAAAGTCGGTCATTTTCCAAATCCTTTCGGGGCTAGATACAAAGCGGGGTCTTCGGACTCCCGCTGGCGGCGTTTCTTCTCAGACAGGTACTTCACCCACCACGGCTCGGGACCATAGGTCTTCGGCGGGGCGTGGTACTTGGGCTCGTAGGCACAGAGGTATTCCAAGGATTGACAGGCGTGGACCTCTCCGCGGGTCTGCGGCTCATCGGTCACGTAGACCTGCCCGTTGACGGTGGTCGTCTTTTTTCGGTAGCGCCTCAGTTCCCTAAGAAGGTTGGGGCAGGAGCCTTCCAGGATTTTGAGTTTCGTCGTCCCGTCGCCACGGATGTGCAGCATCTGACGGACCATCGCTGTGCGGGCCGGGATGTCGTCAGACCCCGGCATGAACCCGAAGCCGGATATCTGGGAGCGGCAGTTCCGCTTCTTCAACTCCTCCGAATACAACTCATGGGGCAGTCGGCCGGACCCCAGGTCACGCAGCATGCCTCCGTGCATGTCCATGATGAAGTTGTAGAAATGCTGGTCCTGGGCCTTCTCCCAGAAGCGCTCGCCAAAGATCAGGCTGTTGCACTGCCTGATATACAGTTCGTCGTAGATGAGCAAGAACTTCTCGTCTGGGGGTACAGCACCGAAGACACACGCCATCACCGCATGGCCTGGATCGATGGCCACGTAGCGGGTCCAGTCGGGAGGCACCAGACCGGCCGGCAGTTCTGACCGGGGGAGAATGTGGACCGACTGGTTGAACGTCGGGTACATGAGGGTGGATTCAGTCGTGAACTCACCCTCGGCACGCATCTTCAGTTCTTCTTGGCCTAGCGCGCTCCACCGCTCAATGTTCTTCCTCTTTTCCTCATCATCAATAAAGTCGTTATCCAAGAACCGGAACGTGAACTTGCGGATGATCGGATTCTCATCGCCGTTCTCAATCGCCTTGTCGGCACGTTCGCACAGGCCGATGAGCGCGTCATTCTTGGAGTGCGGCATGGCTGCCCACACAAAGCGGCCTTTGCGATCCGCCAGTCGGGCTTGGCACTCCCCCACCCAACGCTCGTTGTTAAGGTCCTCGTCCAGCCAAATAAAATCTGCCTGATAGCCCTGCGGAGGCTCGCCTTCAGAAGAGAAGCACCAGATGTTCCAGCCGTTGGTCAGTTCGACTTTGTTGAGATAGCCGGCGTTCTTCAGCACCCAGCTCATGTCTTTGATGAGCCGTGGCGGGATTAATGGCGGGGCTGGTTTGCTTTTAGACTTGTCGTCCCCCTTGCGCATGGAGCGCCACTCTCCCGTCTCTTCATCGCGGATGATTCGGAACGCCCCGGCTTTGAAGAGGATCGGATAGATGACAAGCCCGATGTGGGGCCAGTTGCGGCCGACGATGGCGAGGTTGCCGTCCTTCTCTGGATACTTGCCGTAGGGGTCTTGGCCCGTCACAGCGCGAGCCGCCTCCACGGCCACAGCCAGAGACTTACCACCTCGGTTACCACCCAGCACGATCCGTTCGCTCGCCATGCACTTGTGGAACTCTTCCTGATGAGGCATGGGGCGATAGAGCCGCAACGACTCCAGGCGGCGAGATGCAAGCTCGGCCTGCACCTCCCGCATCTGCTGGAGGGCGTGCTGAGAGACTTCAGGACCAGCCGTCTTGGGCGGGTCAGGCAGCTCTATCTTCGGATGCTTTTTCATTCACCTGCCTCATCGACTGAGGGTGCCACTCCCCGCACGTCCACAGGGAGTTCGTCTTCGGAAACACCCCCATCGCTTCGGTCGGATGCACCTGTGGCGGGAACCTCATGCACGACCCCTGAATCGACCTCGGCAGTTCCCGCAGCCACCACCGGCAACTCTCGCACGTCCCCATTGCTCTCTATCCTTGCTTGCTTGCCATTCACTTTGATCGCCAGGGCGGCGGCGAGAACGTCCCGCCGATACTGCGCTTCTAGCTCTTCTTCGGTCATCAACTCCAGCGGCTTCTTCGCCCCACCCATGGCGGTGTTGTTCACGATCAGCCGCAGGAGGGAATCCAACTGCTTGGTACGGAACGCTCCACCAGCGGGGGCGTCGAAGAACTGCTTCATAAACGCCCGCGAGAAACCCTCCACGCCGCCGAAGTACTTCATCATGCACTCCAGCAATTCGCTGGAATGCGGGATGTTCGTACCACCGACCCGGGATGCGGCGATGAAGAGATCGACCGCACCCTTCTCAATCTCAACGAGCTTCTTCTGACTCTTGGTCAGACGGTCGGCTTTGACCTGCTTGTTGCGACACTTCCGACAGCGGGCGTGGAAGCCGTCCTTGGACTTGTGGAAGTACTCTGGAGTGAGGGCGTAGCTGACCCCACATTTCACACAGGCCCGATACTCAGCCATTCACTTTCACGGAAAACTTCGGCTTCAGGTCTACGAGCTTCACGGTCGGATCGTAGCCGGCGGCCCACGATTCCTTCAGTTTCTCGCTGACCGCCTTGGCTTCGATGAACTGCGGCTTGCCGACACACTTCGGCTTCCAGTGACCTGCCCAAGCATCCCAGTTACAGAAGACCGGGTTGTAGCCCAGCTTCTGCGTACCGACGAGCGAGAGGTCGCGGGTCATCGTCACGTCTTCCGTCGAAGCCTTGTCGGCCGCGTACTTGTCGGCCCACTCATAGTAAAACCAAGGCTTGTCGGCTTCGGTCTTGGGCTCGGTCAGATCAAAGACCCGCATGTCGTACATGATCAGGCCCGTGGGCAGAGCAGCGCACTCCTGGATGCCCGACATCTTCACGGACTGCGACCGCTCGTACATCTTCAACTGGAAGTCCGGATTGGCGTTGTTGGACTGCATGTTGCGCCACTCAAAGACGTACACGCATTCTGCCGGGGGAGGGCCACAGTACGGAGCCCCGATCACACAGGGGCCCTTGTGGTAGTGGTCCACCAGGAAGTCGAAGGAGGACTGGAAGAACGGCTTGGCGTCCTGGTCTTGGCCGACAAGGAGGTCGGGCTTCATGTCCGAATCCACCATCACCAGCACGTCCACGCCAAACTCGCGCGCCATAAGGACGCAGCGATTGCGGGTCATGGTGATGGGCGTATCGGCTAGGTTCCAGATACGGATATTCTCAACGCGAGCGTCCCGGGACAGTTCCGAGACAAGGGGGGTCATCCATTCCCTCACGTCAGGAACTTCGGAGGAAATGCCTCCGTTCCCGCCATAAGAGAACGTACAGATACCGACGTTGAACTTCTGGTTCATGGGGCACCTCGGGGGGAGGCGTTAGTGTACGAAGTTACAGATTGCCGATCAACCCCATAATCCTGCCGCGGGGCTTACCCAGCCGTTGTTGACTGCGTTCTGCGCCTGCCCCCACAGAGCCGGAATGTTGGGAGGCGGAGGCGGTGCCATGAACCCAGGAGGAGGATTGCCGCGTCCTTGGTACACGCCAGAGCGACCGGCGTGCTGCGCGTTGTCTTGGATCAGAGCCGAGATAAGTGCATCGCGGTTGTTCAATGACTGCTGCTGGCTGACCTGCCGTCCATCAGGGCCAATGGCATAGGACGTGAACGGATCGGGCCGGGCGTTGTCTGGCATGTAGGCCAAGTTCCCGGCGCCACCGCCGCCGAACGTACGAGCCGGCGCCATGCGAGAGGCGTTCCCCTCCATGGAGAAGTTCCACGCATCAGCGAAGGCGCTGTTGGATGGGCGAGGGCCTTGCTGACCACCAGACGTTGGGGGACCGAACGGGCGCGGCGTGTTTGGCTGCGACGGTGCCACCGGGCCGGCCGACCGGGCAGAGTTAGGCCGCCCAAGAATCATGCTGTTCGCAGCTGGCGGGGTATAGGGCGTACCCTGCGATTGCGGCTGGATGGACTGGGCTCGTCCGGGCTGTCCAGGGCTTGCGGCGCCTTGCGTGAAGTAGGCTAGCTGATCGTACGGGTCGTTGTCGTACTCTTGGATTTGGCGTTCCACCCGCGCGCGGACGGCGGCGTTCTGTGGGTGATCCCACGCCGACGCGCTTCCGTCACCGACCCTCGTCTGCTGGAGGCGCTGCATCTCCTCGCGTGGGTCGTTCTTCAGGAGGCGGCCGTCCTCAGTCCATCGCCTGCCCTCCGCATCCCGCGATCCTGTCGGCGCCTGGGCTCGCCCGGGGCCACCCGACTGCTCCGGAACCATAACGGTGAGGTTGCCTTGGTGTGGGGCCATGCGCTGGCCGGACTGCTGACCCCACGCCTGCATACCGCTCTGCGGGGCACTTTGCTGCGGACTATAGGCTGCCATCGGAGCGGCCTGCTGCGAACCGCCGTGCATGCGATTGAACGCCGCGGAGCGGTCGGCACGCCGCTGATTGGCCGTGCGCTCATGTCCGGCCTGCGGCATACCGAAGGCTTGCTGGCTGTACGCGGACATGTTGGAGCCGCCGCCTGCTCCGGCCGCCGCTTCGGGCGTACGGTATCCCCAGCTGCCGCCGTTCTCACGCCAGCGTGGGTCGTTGGCCGATCCACCCATAGTCACAAACATTATTCGTCCCCACTCTTCGTTGTCAGTGCGTCAGTACCCATGCCCGATCCTTGGAGCATGCGGAGCTTCGCCATGTCGGCGTACTCGCTGTCGCGGATGGCCGCGATCAGTTCACGCAGGAAGTCCAGGTTCTGGATGGCCGGTTGATCCACGATTGGTCCCTATTACGAGAAAAGCGGCTGGCCAGTTCCCCAGCCAGCCGCTCCCCCGATAAGCCCACTAGGGGCAGATTAGTAACGGGTCTTCACGATGGCCAGGACCGCAGTGCCAGTCGTCGCGCCCGTGCTGCACGCACGACCGATGACGCCCAGGCTGTTGTCACCAGCGCCAGTCGTAGCCGCACCCACGCCGCTCCGAGTGACACGGCCGGCGGTGGTCGCACCCGACGTGGCAGCGGTGATCGCAGCCAGACGGTCGCCAACAGCCACATCAGTACCGCTGAGAGCAACCGACACTTCGGTCGGACCCTCAACCGTCACCCAGTACACGTCGTTGACAGCAACGCCCGTCGCCGGGAGGTACTCGTCCGCAACGCCCACCCGCTCTTCGTTCGTCACCGACGTGTAGCCCTTCGTCTCCGCAAAGACGGCAAGGCCAGCCGTGGTGGTGTCAAACGACACCACGCGCTTCGGCAGGATCACCCCGGCGGAGGTGTTCCGGACAGCCACGCAGGTCTTCACCCGGTTGCTGCGGACCACGCCCGTGATGGGATTCACGTCAGGGAACTGCTTAACAGCACCCACCCAGTTCTTGCCGTCGTTGGCCGAAGTGACCCCAAGGGTCTGGCCGAGAGCGAACGGCGGATCGATCAGAAGACTCATGTCAACGCACCTCTTTCTTTGGATTAGGCCACGGCGGCGAGTTTGAAGAAGTTACGCGGGCTCTTGAACTTAAGGTTGCCCAACGTTGAAACAACGTAGCGATATTGCTGCGTGATTTCGTCGTAGAAAGGACCCTCGCTGTTGTAGAGCTGTCCTTCCATGCAAAGGAGTTCCATGTTCCCCACGGCCAAACCATAGGCAACACCGGCCGGAATCGAATTTTCCGAAGAACATTCCACTCCGTCGAACTCAAACACATCCGTGAAGCCGTAGCTGCGGAGGCCGTTCGTGCGGCTCACCACCACCCGCTCCTTCTCGTCCAGCTTGTTCAGCATGTCGATATACATGCGCCTGTCCATCAGGCACATGTCCACCTG